TTACATCAGGTCATTGACCCTTGCCTGTACTGCTGCATAATCATAACCTTCTGCGGTGATTCTGTTCTTACGATCAGCACCGTTTCCATACTCACCACGGATGACTGCCCTTGCAATTTCATCAATGGATTTCTTAGGTGTTCCGCAAAGTTCATTGACCTTGTTCTGAACTGCGGTGTAATCATAACCCGCCTGTTCAATGCGGTTCTTTCTGTCCTGACCGTTGCCCCAAGCACCATTGATGACTTCCTGTGCAATTTCATCAACAGATTTCTTTGGTGTAGTGTCTACCCCTAAAATCTCATTGACCTTTGCCTGAACCTCATCATAGTTGTACCCGGCTGCTTCAAGTGCTGCTTTACGATCAGCACCATTGCCATACTTGCCGTTGACAACATCCTGTGCAACTTCATCCACTGACTTTGAAGGTGTCTGCTGTGCAGCACCGTCATATTGTGTAAGGTTGTTATCTCTGATAACACGCATCAGGTTTGTTACATAAGTGCTTGATGTTGCATAGCCATCTGCCTTGATGTTCTCCACATAAGTCTGTGGGTCTGTAACCCCTTTAAGGTTTGCATATCTTGAATAGTTGATGAAATCAAAGTAACCCTTGACACCATCCTCCATAGAATCAAACACACGGAAATTGTCACGAATGTTCGTATGAACGCCCGGTGTATATTCCTCTGATGTTGCCATGTTGACAGACTTACCAGTCCAAGCACTTCCGCACTTCAAACCAAAATAGTTGTGATATTTGGCAGCAAGGCTTGACTGTCCCCACCCTGATTCAAGAATTGCCTGTGCAATGATCGGACTGTGTACCTTGATACCATACTGTGCAGCATACTTGATGACATAGGCTGCAATCTGTGAAATAAATGTCTGCTTATCCATAATTATTTACCCTCACTTTCTGTCTTTTTCTGTAAAATATCAATAGCCTTGGTGATGACTGCCGGGAGTGGTAACCCCATAAGACCCGCATTTTCCACAAGGGAAATTGTTTCATTGGCAATGAACGCAATGATTACTGCATCCCTGATGTAATTTGTGCCAATGACAAGATCAAGGCGGTACGCAACCAGTACAAAAATCAGAGTCATGCACTTTCTGCAAAGACCTTTCCACCCCGCCTTACTTTCAAGTGAACCTGTGTCTGTCTTGGGACTGTTCTTGAACACCCCCGCAACAATCAGTCCTGAAATATAATCAAGACCCATGAAGATCAGAAGGGTTGTAAGTCCCGCATCCCAACCACCAAAAAAAGATGCGATTGCTGAACCAATCACACCTAATACACTGCAAATAGTCTGTTTCATTTTCTCTGTCCTTTCTGAACATAAAAACAACCGCTTGTGACCTCATATAAGGGTCATATAGCGGTTGTTTTTGTTCCTGTGATAATTTCCTTGTCTGTTGATTACTCTGCTAATTCAGGGCAATCAAGGTCAATCAGAACTTCCTTCACTTTGTCCTTGATTTTCTCAGGTACATCAGCAAAGGTTTTCTTGCCCTTAATGATAAGGGTTGCATAGATCACTGCCATAGATTCCACATCCTTTCTGAATAAAATTTTTATGATGAACTGAAACAACATCAGTTACCACCTTCTGCCAGTTCCGGGTGTCCTTCATCAATAAGCACCTGTTTGACTTCATCCCTGATCTTGTCAGGAACATCATTGATTGACTTCTTACCCTTGATGATAAGTGCTGCATAAATGTTTGCCATATTCTCACCCCTTCCTTATGCCATCATTTCATAGATTTCACACATGGCTTCCTGTGCCTGTGTCATCTGATCTTCCAAAGATGCGTTCCTGTCATCAATCATTTTGATGTATTCATCCTTGGTGTACTGGGTCAGGTCATATTCATAACCAGTGAACCCCGGCTGTTCATCTGTCCCGGCTTCTGTGACCGGGGTGATGTTCTCTGCAATCCAAACTGAATAGTCATCAATGACCTTCTGTTCAGGCTGCTTTGTACTGCGTACTTTTCCGTACTTTTTCATGCTTTTTACCACCTTTCTTGATATGATCTTTGGGTCTTTGATGAAATGTATCAGCCGGGCATGAGTAATGAAGCCATTGCCGAACAGGTTCAGCGGATGGGATATGTGAAAGAGAAGATCACAGCCGATTCAGCAGAACCAAAGAGTATTGACCGCTTGCGTGAACTGGGTCTGAAAGGAATCAGGAAAGCAAGGAAGGGCAAGGACAGCATCAACAACGGCATTGACTTCATACAGGACTATCATATTATCATTCATCCCCGTTGCTGTTGTACCGGGACTGATAGGAACGAAGCAGTGTTTTCGCTTCTGCAAGTTCTTTTCTGCACCCTTTCACTTCTTCATTCCATCTGTCCCACCCTTCCGACTTATGCAGCGGTGTTGACTTCTTGTAACTGTCACGGGTATATAAAGCATCCCGCAACTGCTTCTGACAATAACTGACTTTCTGTTCATACCCTGTGATATACCGTTCAGTTTCCAACTGTTTCTGTTCAAACTGTTCAATCCAGTCCTGAACAAATTCTTTAATCTGCTGTTCACATTCCGGGGTGAAACTGCTTCTGATAAGTTTCAGCAGTTTCCTGACCTTGGCAATGCTGCGGATATTCAGAAATTCTTCAAGATGAACAGTCATTGAACCATTTTCATATCTGATTTCTAAATCCATGAAAAACCTTCCTTCCCGGTGTTACGCTACAACACCAAATTGTTTCAAGCGTTTCTTTGCTAAATCTATGTACCACTGCCTATCAAGTTCAGGCGGTGTTTTTACCCCAACAACTGAATCATTGAAAATGAAACAGTGGTCAGGTGTATTACCGAATTTTTCACCTTTGGTTTTCACCTGTTTACGTTTCAGCAATCTGCCGTCCTTCTGATCGTTAGATGCAAACACCCTGTATGACTTATATGTGTATTTGTCCTTGTCAGGGTATTCATACACCGTCTTGATTGTTCTTTTGCCTATATGACTGACAAGCGGGGTGCAATGCTCATGTTCCACCCAATCATACTTGTCTGATAACTTGACGATCTTCTGAAACATAATCAGGTCATCACACTGATTGATGGTCTGTTCAACCGGGGTTTTCTTAACCATGTAGTCAACCAGTGCTTTATTCAGGATTGGCAGATCATTGTCAACCGCTGAAAGTTCCTTCACATAAGCACCGATTCTTTCAACACCGCCGTCAATACCAACCCAAAGGTAATTGTTCACATCCTTCTGATAGATTTCACTGATGTTATCCAGTTCAAGAAGAATTGAACACTGATCTGTTGAACAACGCTGTTCCCACTCCCAACAAATATCATCAACCATTTCAAAGGCTTCATCTGTGTCAGGAATCCAAATAATAAGACCGTCCGTGTTGGACTGAATCAGTTCAAATCCCGGTACAACTTCAAGGTGTTCAATCAGGTCAAGCAACATCAACTGACCGTTGATGCACATACAGTTATTGTTTCTTGGGTCATACGCTGCATTGGTTTCATCCTTCATTGCACCTGACAAGGCGTTCAGCATCTTCTTATATGGCAACTGTGCTTTCTTCCACCGCTTGACTTCTTTCTTGTTTCCGGCGTTTTTTGCAGCAATCTGTTTTTCCTTCATGGCTTTTCGTGTGTTATACACCAACGGGTAATTGCCATTGGTTGCTGCCCTTGTAACCAGTCCCCAAGCAATCAGCATTGAAGGATAGTAATTGTTTACATCAACGTGCAGCAGTTGCCCGGTCTTGTGAATTGGTGTGGCTGTTGCCCCATGAACACCACCAAAACCGAATGAATGAGGAATACCCGCAACCACGGTTTCAAGTCCCTGTTCCTTGTACCATGTGCGTTTTGAGTATTTATCCATGTGTGCCAAATCCATTGACAAGGCTTCTTGTCTTTTCTGTTCAAACCAGTCCTGAACATATTTATATTTTTTCAGTTGCAAGCACGGCAAGAAGTAAAAATCAAATTCATCTTCAAATGATCTGCGGGAACACCCAAGCACCTTTGCGGTGATTCTTGCTTCACTGTCCCCTATATCAGACAGGTTCACAATGTCCGGGAAAGCCTGAATGATACCGTGCATTGCATTAAATTCATCTATTTTTTCAAGGAATACTTTGATGGTTTCTTCCACATCATGCCGACAGTAAAAAACTGTCATTTCAATTTCTTCCTTGGTCAATTTCCTGTTTATTCTAAAATCAACATCCGTTTCCTTGATATTGCTGCCAAGAAAACCTTCCAGTGTTTTCAAACCAACCGGGGGGTTCGGCATAACATCATAGTTAATCATTGGAACTTTGTTGAACGCTGATGAAAATTGCCACCCTTCCCTTTTTTCAACAATTATCCAGTCATTGATTCTTTTTGGGTTCATCCCCAACAGAATACCTTTCATAATGTACTGGTCATAGTGGCGGTTATTATAACCTACCCATATATCCTTGCTATTCGCTTCATATAAGGCTTTTAATTCATCAGGGTTATTGATTATCACATATTCTTTTTTCTTGGTCACATCAATGAAAACGGCAAGCCAATCTTCCTTGAAAACCTCAAAGTCATAAAAAATCACTACATTCACCCTTTCTGAAAATAGCGGTGGAAAGGTGCGACCCCGCCACCGCCTGATAATATTCTAAGTTAAGACTTCTTAACTTTTCAAGTAAAATTTTTTAGCAGTCAAAAACTTCCTTGATTGTGATAGGGTTGAAAGCATCTGCCTTATAATCAACCTCAACTTCAATCGCACCCTGAATGGACTGGAATACATCAAGAATCTGATCTGCAAAATCTGCATAGTTCACAAATTCAACAGGTGTGTCATCTTCTGCAATCAGCTTGTTCACCCAAGTGCATACAGACTTGATTGCCTGTCCGTCCGTCCACTTTGCGGAACTGTTGCCGGAAATAACACGGTTGAAGAAGATCATGCGGTTTGCCTGTTCACCTTCCTTGATCTTTGCCTGAACTGCAAACATCAACTTATCCTGTGCCTTGGTCAACTTAATTTCCATCTTCTCAATACCAATGATATATGTACCGTCCGGCACATCAGCAAAATCATTGTCAGGTGCGTTCTGCACCTCATTCTGTAATTCCTGTAAATCAACCTTTTCATCAAATGCACTGAAATCAATAGCCATAATTTTTCACCTTTTTAACCTTTCTTATTTGCTTAATACTACTTTAACAACTCAAACGCCTGAACCTCATTGAACCCGGCTTTTACATAGGAATCATAGATTTTCTTTGCAGCAATTGCACCATCTTCCGGCGGTACATCCTGTTTAGGTGCTACCGGGTGCGGGTTCTTCATTGAACGGCTGCTTGCCGTGTTCATTCCTTCTGTGATTGCTGATGCAAGGATTGCACCAAACAGTTCATCAGGTAAACCAAAAGGATTGTTCATGTTCTTTTACCTCACTTTCTTAGCGTGTTTTTCTTACTCTGCGTGTTCTGCCAGTCGGCTGTTCATCTACTGCCGGGGTTTCATCCGCTGCTGCATCTGCATTATCAGGCTGTGCCTGTGCTGCACTTCTTCTTGTGCGTCTGCCCTTCTCCGGCGGGTTCATTGCCCCGTCAATAGGGTTTTCCGGCTTAGGGTTGTCTGCCTGTGCTAAACGCTTCACACCTTCACCAAATTCTTCCTTGCTGATGACCTTCATAACCTCAACACCGTCAACAATCAGGTCAACCGTGTCACCTTTGTGCTTCATCACATAGTTATCATCAGCCGGAACATAGAAGTATGTGTCTGCATCCAGTGTGACAGATTCAGAATCAGTATTTGTTGTACCGTCCTGAACAGGTTCAGACTGTTCAGCAGACTTTCTTTCCTTGCGGGTTCTTCTTGGCGGTGTTTCAAGTTCCGGCTGCGGTACAGAATCCGCTGCTGCACACGCTTCATCAAACGGGATTTCTTCACGCCCATCAGCAACCGCATTAATAGCCTTGTCACGCTCTGCCATATAATCAGCCATTTTCTGATTATTTTCAGCCACCACTTCATCATGTGTCTTGCGGGCGGTTCTGCCTGTCTTTAGTGCTGCATCTTCTGTTGTAGTAGGCGGTGTTGCTGTGGCTGTGGTCTTTTTTCCACCCCTTGCCCGTCTACCGTTTGCATCCGGCTTTTCAAGATCGGATGCAGCCTGTGCATCAGCCTGACCCATTTCTGCATCTGTCTTATACTCACCGACTTCATAGAAGTTGCGGATTTTATCAGCCACATAATTCAGGTCATTGTCAATGGCGTATGCCGGGAACATTCCCATAGGTGACTTCACTGTGTCCTTGCCACTGTTCTGTGTGTAAAAATAATATTTTCCTTCATTCACGCCTGTTCTAAGTACAATGGTGAAAAGTCCTTCAATGGTGATCTTCTCACGAAGTAACTTTCCGATCAGCTTAATAGTAGTAACACCATTTTCAAGTGTTTCTGTGTGGGTCATATAAGCAACTACCACATCATCAGGAAGTTCCTTGCATGATCTTCTGTTCTTCTGTATTAAAACAACCAGTATTGAAAGAAGATTTGTTCCAGTCCCCGGTGTTCCTGTTCCCGGTGTTCCTGTTCCCGGTGTTCCTGTTCCCGGTGTTCCTGTTCCCGGTGTTGCAGTCCCCGGTGTTCCTGTTCCCGGTGTTCCAGTCCCCGGTGTTCCAGTCCCCGGTGTTGCAGCGACCCGTGCAATTCTTTCCGATATTGACGATTCGCAACACTTCATCCCACGGGATTTCACGCACGATTTCCAGTTTATCAGTGCAAGACTTGTCACCTTCTGTTCTTACATCACCATAAGCAATGACTTCTGCAACCTTGTTTTCACTGTTGAAACTGTAATAATTGAAACAGTCGGCAGCAGTCTGACAGAAGTGCATACCATGACCGCAAACATCAAGTTCCCCTTCTTCCTCAAATTTTCCGGGGCAAGTGTACTGTTTAGTGTTACCATTAGGTGAACAAGTCCAATCAGGTCTGAACACTTTGAACCCATGCACTACATTCTGAACTGTCTTATTCTCCATCTTTCTGTACCTCACCTTTCTGTTCTGTCAACGCTTTGTATTCATCAAGTAATGCTTTCATTTCCGGGTCTTTCTCCGAAAACATTTCAAGCACTGCCATATGCTGCAACTTATTGATTCTTACATCCATAGCAGTTTTTAATTCTGACACACGTTTTCTTGATGCAATACGGTTTTCATATGTACCCATATCAACCTTTGTGACGATCTCACGACCATTTGCAACCCTTGAAATAGTGTCATCAATACTTGCAATCTTTGCGACTGCCAAACCGTGATGCCCTGTTTTAACTACTACCACATCACCAACTTCAAAATTGTCATACATTGCGTACTTTGACATACACACCTGTTCTTTTTCATTGTCATTCAGGAAAGATACCTGTACGGTTTTATAATCTCCAAACATTTCTTCATCCTCACTTTCTTCAATTTCAAATAAAATAATTTGATTTTTTCTTAACCAATAGCAGCCGTATTGACTGTTATGGTTTTTGTGACCTTCAACCATCACACCGAAAATACCTTTATATTCTCTTGTGATTACACCACTTAACCCTTCAAGTTTGCTGCTTCTGCAAGAAATGATCTTTACTTTGTCACCTATCTGCATAAGATCACCGCCTTATATGGCAATTCCTTCAATTTCTGCAAAACGCTTTGCATTGATGAAATATGACCAACGGTGTTCACTGGTATGAATCGCATACCCCCAAGGAAAAACGCCCTGTTGTAATCCAAGTGCTATTGTGTTGGTGTGCTTGTGCATCAACTTAGCAACTTCATGTACCGTCAAGGTTTGGATGCCATCTTCACACTTGGAAGGTTTGAAGGTCACCGGGGTTTCTTCCTGTTCAAAATAGTCAGGGGTAAGTCCAAGTGATACTGCAATATCACTTTGAACCTGTTCTGACGGTGTGGTCTTATCATTCAGGTACATACTGATTGACCCCTTACTTTTCCCGGTCAATCCAACAACCTGTGCCTGATTGATTCCTAACTGCTGCATAGCCTGTTTCAACTTTTCGCTGAATTTCATAATTTATCACCTATCCTTTCTTTGAGTTAAGAAGTCTTAACTTTTTCAGTAAAAAAATATAGTGGAATAAATTCCACCGAAACACCAAGGACTTCACACGCCTTGTTCATTTCAGGTGCAGTGAACTGAACTGTTCCGTTCAATTTTGCAGATAATGTCACGGTTGACATTCCCATTGCTTTAGCAAACTTTGCCTGTGTTCCAAACACTTCCTTGATTTTTCCTCTTAACTTTGAATAATCAAACACTTTCTTCACCTTCCTTTTCATCATCAGGGAACGCATTGTTATTATACTGTTTCCTGATCGTTATTCTAACAACCCCTGATTCCAACTGTTCAAATGATGTTTCCTTGAACTTTTGCGGTTTGCCTTTTTTCAGGCTTTCTATGTACGCAAGATATTCAAGTTTGGTTGGAAATTCAAGAATCTGTTCAATCCATGCTGCAACTATTTTCTTCACATAACCACCTTCTTTCTACTGTGCTGCATCTTCCAGTGAAGAAATGATTTCATCAATACTGTCTTTCAGATCAGATAAACCATCCTTTGCTGTTTCCAAAGAATCACACGCATTATCTGCTTGTTCGTACCGCTCTGAACCCTGTAAATTTTCTGGCATATTATCACGGTATTCAATTTCTTCATCCTGAATACTTTCAACATCAGATTCAAGACTTTCCAAGTCATTCTGCAAACTTGTTAATTTGTCAATGACTTCCTGAATGTTCTTTCTTCTTAACTTGTTCATTGTTTCCCCTTTCCGTGCCGGGTGCTATGCTGCAACCCGGCATCTTGTAAGTTCAGTTTGTTTAATTCCTCTGAACTCTGTATGTGCTTTCACTGTACCAGTGATTGACATTTCATTAGTTGTATCATCAAGATACTTTCCTGTTTTCCATGTATAAACATTTCCGTCTGCACCTATGAGTTTGTATATGCGGGTAATACCAAAATCAGTTTCCCAACTGGTTACACATTTAACTGACTGAATCTTCACTGTAATTCTGTCAGAAATTTCACCAACAAATTCAGATGACTGTTCTACACTCTGAACCGCTTTTCTTTTTGCAGTCCGTTCTAAATCCCTATCATACGCCGGAAATAGTGAAGCATATAACCCAAAGTTACCTTTGACATATTCAAGACTGCAAGCGGTTTTCAGATTGTGAATATAGTTATTGTTTTCTTCCTGTTCAGAAATCCATACAAGGGCATTTGATACAAGTTCAACTGATGACTGGTTGTCAATGTCAAAATTCACTGATTCCATTTTATCAATTAAATCTTGTAAGTATTCTTTTGTGACTGCCCGCCCATGTGCAGCGTCATAAAAATCTATTGCCTGTGAAGCGGTGCTTATGCCTTCATCAGATGATCTTGTATATCCAAAATGTCGAATTGTTTCAGCAACGTATAAAAGATACTCTTTTGTGCTGACATATCTTTGAAAAGCACAACCCGGTTCAGGTGTTTCACCTTCAATCAATGTATCGAACAAGCTCATATATTGTGTGACTGCTTCTGCACTCATGCCGTGGGTAAAATCTTTCAGGCAACTTTTTCCAACCTGTTTGAACTCTCCCGTTTGCTTATTTCTCACAATGTATGTATTCTTGCGGAATCTCTTACTGTTGCAATGTTCACACATTGGTTTTGAAGTATAATATCGTTTAGGTACTTCTACCCCGGCAACACCTGTGATGATATTACCATTTTCTGTATGTTCAAGTTCTGCTATGAACTCCCAATCATTGATGATTGCAGTTCCTTCCGCTTCTACCAGTACGAAGCGGGCGGTGTGTTTATTTCCTTTTTCATCTTTCAACTCTCTGAACTCTTCACCAGTTTGTTCATAATGGAAATCACAACCGTATGCTTTGCACTTATTAGAAATACGTTTCAACTTCTTTTCAAGTCTATCAATATTGCCTTCATATATTGCATACTTCATAGCCTTACCATTTCCTTCCCCAGTTCCTTCAAAAAGTTGTCTATTGTCAGCACACCTTAGTACAATCAGGGGTGTCTTTCCTTTATCAGATTTCACATTAAAATCTGAAAACCTGTTACACATCATTGAACTTTTTGAACGGTGCTGTTCAAACCGCCGGGGTTTCACATTAAAACCACCAAAACCTGTTGACCGACACACAATAGACAATTTTTTGAAAGAACTGAAATCCTATTCCTTGGTTCTTTTCCCCGGAACTGCTGCAACAGTTCTTTTTGAAGTAGTCAGGAAGTCGGGGAACTTCCTGACCTGTGAAACAAAGTGCTGTGTCATCTCGTGCGGTTGATTCTTCCACTTAACGGTTTCTTGTTTTAGGGGTAAAGTGCCGATTGGTTCAGCCTGTCCGCTTTCTTCAAATAGTGCGGTACACTGTGCTTTCTTGCCCTACCGTTCCTGTTTTCTTCAACTACTTTGACGGGTCATGTTTATTCTTCACACGCTCTATCTGCTATCCGGCAGCCTGACCACCATGTCACTTGCGTGTAGCCCTATCGCTTCACCCGTGTCCTTCCTACTTGCTTTGTTTCTGTAAGTTAAGAACTCTTAACTTGGCTTTATCTTATCACCAGTGGAAAGATATGTCAACACTTATTTTTAAGTTTTCTTAACTTTTTTTCAAGTTTGATTGAAAAAGTCTTAACTTTGCTTTATAATGGGGGGTGAACAATAATATATAAGAAAGGGGTGTTCACTAATGCCTGATACATTTCAGCACCGCTTTATTGAAGCAATGAACATCAGAGGATTACGACAGGTTGATGTTGCGGAAAGGTCAGGACTTGATAAGGCACAAATCAGCCAATATAAAAACGGTAAATATGAACCAATGCAAGATGCACTGTATAAATTGGCACAAGCCTTGAATGTCAATGTTGCTTGGCTTATGGGGCATGATGTACCAATGGAAATAAACAGGAAGGAACTGGAACAGAAGGAACGGGTTTGTGATCTGCTTGAAAAGTGTTACGGTTCAGGTGCGTATGAACTGGTTGAACTGTTTGCCAAGTTGAATGAAATTGGTAAAAATAAGATCATGGAAGAATTGCGTGATACAGTTGCACTACCAAAATATACTGTCAAGGAAAAAAGGGACGGTCAAAAAATGGCATAATTTTCCAACAGTCAGGTAATATCATTCATGTTAGTTTCAGATAGTTACGGTTGGTTACGCTTTGGGTTACGGTTCTAAAGTGTTGATTTTACGGCAAAGTTACGGTTGTTACGGTTACAGTTAAGTTTTCTTATATAAGTTTTTACATATATACTAAATTAAAAATAAAAAAGTAAAAATATAAGAATAAGAACATCAACTGTAACCGTAACCGCACACCAAGAAGGGAAGGTAAAAGTATATGTTTGGAAAGAAAAAGGAATCAGGTACACCAGTAATGCACTATGAAGGAATTGAAGGGTTTGCGACTGATTACCCTTGCAGAATTGAAGTGAAAGGTGATGTGTTTGAGATCAGAAGAATCAAGCCTGAAACTACGGTTACACTTCCAATGAACAGAATCAAGTCATTTTCAGCATTGGAAGAAAAGAATTTCATGCAGAAGTATCACGGTACTGCACGGACAACAGGAAAGTCAGGAATCACCAAGTATTACTTGGTTGTAGAATATGACAAAGGGATGCTTGCTTTTTGGGGAACTGCAAAAGAATATAAACAGTTCATTGCACTTCAATATGCAACCAATACGGCAGCACCTTCACATATTGAATTATAACTGAACAAAAATGAACCCCAACCGTTGCAGCGGTCAGGGTTCTTATAACTCTATACCAAGGAATAGGATGATATAGGCTATGCAATCCTAATTATATCATCCATTCCTTGAAATTTCAATCAGGAAGGAATGATATACATGGGAAGAAGAAACCCAAACGGTTACGGATGCGTGACCAAGTTGAAGGGTAACCGATCACGCCCGTGGCTTGCCAAGGTCACCATATATGACGAACAGGGACACGCAAAACAAACCCCTATCGGTTACGCTGAAACAGAAGAAAAAGCCAACATCCTATTGGCTGAATATAACAACAACCCTTGGGACATTGACAGGGAAAAGGTCACCTTGGTTGTACTCTATCAGCGTTGGTCTGAAATCAAATTACCAAAGTTAGGAAAATCAAATCAGCAGTCCTTGCGTTCAGCGTTCAAGCACTGTTCAAAATACTACGGTGTGAAGTACCGATCACTGAAATCTTATCAGATGCAAGACTGCATTGACAACTGCGGGTGTGGGTATTCAACACAATGGTCAATCAAGAATCTGTTCGGTCACCTTGACCGTTTTGCTTTTGAAATTGACCTGATAGATAAAATGTATTCACAAATTACCACCGCCCCACCAATACCTGATACCACCCGTGAACCGTTCACGCCTGAACAGGTTGATGCACTATGGAAAATAAAAGATGACCCTTGGGTTAATACCGTGCTGATCTACATATATACGGGGTTCAGATTACAGGAATTGTTAGGAATGAAAACTGAACAGGTGAACATCAAGGACTGGTACTTTGAAGGTGGAATCAAGACCGCTGCCGGAAAGTGTCGTATTGTTCCAATACATGACCGCATCAAACCATTTGTGAAAGCACTGGTTGATGAAGGGAACAAGTACCTGTTCACCTATCAGGGTAAAAAGTTCAGTCAGGCAAATTACTATAAGTGTTGGGGTGAAATCATGGAAAAGATAGGTGCAGACAAGACACCGCATGAAGCACGGCACACCTTTGAAACCAATCTTGACAATGCCAAAGGCAACAGAAAATGTATTGATATGCTGATGGGTCATAAGTCAAAGGATGTGGGAAACAGGGTGTATAATCACAAGACTATTGAACAGTTACGGGAAACCGTTGCCCTATTAAAATAA